ATTTAATTGATGGTAAATTCAAATCATTAAAAGTTTTAAAAACAGAATTAGAGATAATTCCAAAAAAAGAATATACACCATTTTAAACCAAAACATAAATGAAAAGAAAAGAATTTACAAAAAAACAAAAAGACTTCATTTCAGAAAATAGACTAAAAATGTCAATCAATCAAATTTCTTTAAATCTAGAAGTTAGCTTTAATTCTGTAAATAAATATATGGAAGAAAAAAATTTAAAAGTTTTTAAAGAAAAGAAGCTTAAAAAAGCAATTGAGCCTAAAAAAGAAACAATAGACCAACCTAAATGGGTATTTGAAATTTGGGAAATTAGAGTTAATCCAGTAACAATGTTTAAATTTTAAAATTATGAATAGAAACAAACTAAATAAAATTATAGATGAATTAATAGCATGGATAATTGCTTTTTTTATTTTTTACTGCTTATATAGATGTACTTAGCATGGAAGATTTAGAATTTGAAATATTTTTATTCCTAGAGTTTGAGCAAAAATCAAACGGTAATAAATGCGGAACACCAATTATAAAAGTTCAGAATGAATTTGGAATTTCTTATAAAGAATGTCGAGAAGTTCTAATGAAACTGTACAAAGAAAAGCGAATTAAAATTCGTGAAGGAATTAACCATAAACTAATATTTTTATAAAATGCAAAAACCAGAAGTAAAACTAATTGAATTAATGGCTAAATTTGATAACAACAAAGAGTATGTTATGATTTTAGTAGAAGAATGTATAAGTGCTACACAACACGAAGCTTACATTGGATTCAAAGTTCCACCGACTCAAACAAAGGAGTTTTGGAAAGAAGTTAAATTGTTAATCGAAAAAACATAATATGGCAAAGAAGTGTAAAAATCCAAGTTGCGGAAAAGAATTTACTCCAAAGTACAGTACAACTGAAAGACATTGTTCAAGAGAATGTTTCAACAAGGACAAAAAGCCAAATTTGAAACTGAAATCTCCAAATAAAATAAACCAAGTTAGTAATAAACGAAAAGTCTTGAATGAAGTTTATAAAACTGTTCGTATTGAAGTGTTATCTGAAGCAAAATTCAAGTGTTTTATTGATGGATGCACAAATGTTGCTAATACTTTGGAACATTTAATGGGTCGTAGAGGTTTTGCAGATGATTTTGCACGAGAAAATAACATACCTTTGCTAATAGATAAAAGATACCTAAAAGCTTGTTGTTTAGTTTGTAATGGTCAATTAGAAACAAATTCAGAATTATCTAAAAAATATCAATACCATAAAATATCCGGAAAAAAGAAATCAGATGACTGAAATTAAAGTAAAACCAATGAGTGTTAATTTAGCTTGGATGGGAAAAAGGTTTAAAACACCTGCCTATAAAAAGTATGAGAAAGTTGTTTTATCAATGCTTCCTAAGAATATAGAAATTCCAGAACCACCATTTTTACTAACATTGGAGTTTGGTTTTAGTTCAGCAGCATCAGATTGGGATAATCCAATAAAACCTTTTCAAGATATTTTATCCAAGAAGTATGACTTTAATGACAAGCTAATAAAGAAAGGAATTGTTACTATTGAAAATGTAAAAAAAGGAGAAGAGTATATTAAATTCAAAATTGAAACAATGAATAATCAAACAAACTTAAATTTTTAAAATATGACTTACAAAAACTACCGAATAGAACCAAGCAAAGTTTCAGGCTACGAAGCATACAACATGTTAGACTGTGATGAACCAATGATTATTTGTGAAACTGTTGAAGAAATAATACACTTAATTAATGAAAACGAAAACAAAAACAAAGAACTTTCAGATGAACAATTAGTAGAGCAAATAATTCTGTATCAAAATAATAGAAATAGAGTTGTTGATATGTTTAATCACCCTGAATTAGTTAATGTGAAGTTTGAAGTAGTTATAAATGATAGAAGTACAAATGAAAATTATGAAAAAGAATTTAATTTTAAATGTTCTAAATATGAAAAAACACTTCTTTCAGTATATCATATTGGATGTGGTGAACTAAAAGCACATTCTTATGAAGAATGTGAAAAAACAACTAAAGAAAGGTTTTATAGAAGTGTGTTGAGAAGGCTTTTGACTCCTTTTTTTGTGCATAAAATAGTTAGTAAACTAAATGATGAAGGAAACACAAGTGTAAAACAAAATTAATAAACATTAGTTAAACTTTTAAAAATAAAAAAACCCTATCTCAATCGGATAGGGTTTCTATTTTAAATAAAATACCTCACGTTTTTTAATTGGTGGCTACTCCCAAACTTTATTTTATCTTTCTTCAAATTCTATAAGTAATTCTCTATACTTATTTGCAGTTTCATCATTAAACGTGAAACTTATATCTTCAAGTTGTTTTCCTGCTTCTTTTCTTTTTTCAGGAGATAGTTTACTTATATCACCAAACTTATTAAAAATCATTAAAGCTTTTACTTCATTATTATTCTCGTACTTTAAATCTAAATAGAATTGGTCAACATCGCTAAACTTAATCTTATCTTCCAATCTTTTTACTGCTCTCTCGGCTTTAAATGGTTCTAATTTTAGTTCTTTTTTCAATCTATCTACTAAAACTTTTCGTGATTCAGTTTTATTAATAAATCCTTTTGCAATATCATCAACTTTTTTATTGAAAATAATATTTTCTGCTTGAATCTCCTCAATTTGTTCTTTAAGTTTTTCCTTCTCTTCTAAAGTAACATTGTATGGTTTTCCAAAACCAATCGCTCTTTTACCAATGTTTTTTAAAGTGTTCTCTTTTAAAACTTCAAGTCTGTTTTTAGTTTGATCTTCTGACATTGTTGCATCTAATCCTGCATAAATTATACCTAAATATGGATTTGTTCCTGGTGATGTTACAATACTTTCCACAAAAGATTTTGTTCTTATAGGAGAAATTTTTAAATCTTGACCTAACTCTTTATAAAAATCATCTACTCTATCAGAAGTATATCCTTCCATATATTTAGGAACATCTTTATTATCAATATCCCATGAAAGTTTTTCTTGTCTGTAAAAATCATAACCTGTTGCGTAAGTCATAGCAGCTCTTCCAAATGGGTTTCTAGCCATTAATGATATGCCTACTAATGATGGGTCATCCTTAAATGACATAAACTGTATTGGAGAAATATTATCATTTACTGCTGATAAAGACTTTTCTAATAAATTGTCTTTTTCTTTTAAACCATATTGTTTTCTGAAATAGTTTTCAGTATGATGTTCTGCTATTTGTGTAAATGGAGTTATTTGTTGTGCTTTTGCAAATTTTAAATATTCTGGGTTTCCATCTTCATCTTTTCTACCTGTAAAAATTATGAAAAAGTTTCTTCTATCGTATGGACTAACCATTTCAAGATTTTCTAAGTAAATTTGAGTTGATGTTCTTTCGTCATCATCATCTTTTCCTAGTCCTGATAAAGCAATCGACATACCCATAGCTCCTGTAACTCCCATAGCAGTTAATTGAAGTATGTTAGATGTTGTTTCTATTGGTCTTTCAACGAATGCATCCATTAAAACTCTTGAACCTTGTGTTGCAGCATTTAAGTAAGGCATAACTGATTCCATATCTTTAGTGATGTAACCACCTTGATTGAAATCCATTACACTTCTAGCTGAAGCAACTGCTCTGAAATAAATATCTTCTTGTTGTTCTTTTGAAAGAGATTTTATATCAGTTTCATTTATTTTCCCAAGTTCGTTTTTAACTGTTCTATCAAATATTGCAATTCTAAAAATAAGTTCAGAATATTGATTAAGTTCATGTAATGTAACCCAATCTAATACTTTTCCTGCCTTGTCTTTTATATTGGCATCTAATATAGTTTTTACAGTTTTATTTTTAGAGTTTTCAAGTATTTCTCTTGTCAAACTTTTACCTGTTAACATTCCTTCAGAACTTAAAAATGACATTCCTCCACCATATTCAAAATACTTTTCAAATGAATCGTTTTTGTTCTTAATTGCTACAAATGATTTTAATAAATCTTTAATCAATTGACCTGCTGCTAAAAGTTTGAATTTACTATACTCAGGTGATACAATTAAAGTATTTACAAAATCTCTAGGAGTATTTGTTATAAAGAATAATGGGTTTCTACCTGTTGCCATTGTTTTAAGAAGTCTTGAACCACTCCATTTAGCTAATTTTTCAATTGCTTTTGGATTGTTTATGAATTTTTTCTCCCCAAACCATTGCTCGTAAATTTCTTCTTTCATCATTATTTTCTGCTGCACTCCATTAACATAGTAGTAAGCATTTCTATATCCTGGTTTTACAGTATTGTACTTATACTTTGGGTTACCTGATTTTGTAACTCCAATAATAGGATTTGGTATAAAAGTTTCTGATAAATTCTTAAATTCTTTTATCTGCTTTATTTCTGCTTTAGTTTTATTTGGTTTTTGTCTTAATGCTTCTATTTCAGTAGATTTTTTATTAAATTCAGTTGCTAATTTTGTATTTAACTTATTCATAAACATACTTTTTTGTCGCATACTTACTGCAGTTGCTAAAAGCCATTCAGAATTTAAAACCATTGCTTCAACTGAACCTTGGTCTAGTTTTAATACTTGGTCTCCTGATAATCCATAAGTTGATTTCTGCCATGCTTTTGCATTCTCTGAAATTTCTTCGGAACCATTCATTAAGTGATGTAAAAACTTTCTTGGTTGATAATCAACTTCAAATAATTGGTCTCTAGTTTGCTTACTAATTAAACCATTTTCTTCCATTTCATTTAGAATATTTCTAAATTCATCAAAGTAAAAATCAGCTCTTTCATTAAGATTATCAAACTCTTCTTTACCCATATCTTGCTCCATTGTCTCTAGTTTTCTTTGAGACATTTCTCCATTAACATATTTAGAGTGTAATAAAGGAGTTAATCCTCTTTCTGCCCTATTTTTGTCAATTGCAATTATTCTTCTTAATGAAATAATTTCATCAAGTTTTTGCCTTTGCTCTGTGTTTAATTTAGAGTAAATTTTTGTTTTAGCTTGTTCAAAAACAATTTCTGCTTTTGCTGAAGCACCTTTTAAAGCAATCATTCTATCTGTTACTAAAGATAAATTACTCTTGTTAAGTATCTTCTTAGCAGTTGCTTGTGAATCAAGGAATTTAACCCTTAATCCTTTAAACGATTCTTTTACTCTTTTCCAAGGCTTGTTTGAATCAGAAACAATTTTTCTTGATTCTGCAAACATTTCATCAACATAAGTTTTTATCTCTGCATCAGTCATTTTAGCTACATCAGCAGTTTTAAAAATCATTTCTACAATTTGAGTTTCTTTTTCAGACAATTCTTTTACTCTTGATTGATTAAGTATTGAAATTATATCTGCTAAAGATTTTCCTTGAGCTTTTAAATCTAAAACTTGTTTCTTTTGTTGTTCATATTTAGCCTTTATTTTAGCTTTGTCATTAAGTTTGTTCTCTGCTTTTGTTTTTACTTTTTCATAGTATTCAATGAATTTATCAAATGCTTTTAAAGTATCTGTTGCTACTAAAATATCATTTGATTTTCTAATTAAAGCATCTGCTTGTGCAGGTGTAAGAACTCCATCAATAGAATTATTTGCCAAGAAGTTTTTGATGTCCTCAACGATTTGTTTTGCATTTGATTTATTGTCTTTTATTTTCTGTCTTAAATCAGTAATTACTTTTTTTGATTTTTCGTTTTCTTTAATGGTGTTGTCTAAAATGTCCAATAAAGTATTTTCATTAATCATATCTTGCTTAGATTCATCTAAATTCTGATACCAATCTGTTGATTTTATATAGTCAATACCTGCTTTCACTACATCTTCTAATGTAGCAACTCCATTGTTGGCTAATTTCATTGCTTTTATCGCTCCTCTTGCAACAACTCCTGCTATATTAATACCAAGGTTGTTTCTTCCAAAATCTTCTAACCTCTTATCTAAATCATTTAGTATATCATTTATTTGGTCGGTTCTTCGTTTTTGTTTTTCAACTTGTTTTCCAGAAACTTCTTCGCTTTCGGATTTTGGTTGGCTTTCTGCAATATTTTTAGGATTTCTAGTTTTTTCATCAGATTTGTTGGTTGTAGTTTCTGTGCCATTTTCTTGTTTTTTAAATTCATCTAATTCTTTTGATAATTCTATCAGTTGCTCTTGATTATAAGCAAATAAAATGTCTTGACCTGCTATTCTTTCTTGTTTTTCAATTTGTTGGTCAATAGCTTGTTCTAAAAATTTTTGGTTTGCAGGTAATCCGGTTACATCTGTAAATGCAGTTTTTAAAGAATCTAAAATTTCATTCTTATTTTCGTTTAAAAACTTTTCAGTTCCTCCTGGATTATCTAAAATAAACTTAACAATATCTTCCTCTGTAACTCTTGGTTCATTAGCATTGTAATCACCATAAAATTCAATCTCTACATATTGTGCTATTTGGTCAATACCTTTTCCTTTACCTTTTTCTTTAGGGGTAAAGTATTGTAGTCCTATTGATTGATTAATGTTGTTAATATCACTAGCATCAATAAAGCTTTGTCTATTTACTGATTTTGTTCCTAAAACTTTTGCCATTACTAGATGTAAAGGGTGCTTCTTGCCTTCGTTAAAATCTTGAGTTTCTGCATAAGCAATTTCTCCCGCTATTTCAGCAGGATTTTTTGACCTTTTAGCTACTTCATAAACATATTCTTCTCCATTAACATAAGGGTCATCAATTACTTTTTCTCCTTCAGTAAAGTTAATTGTTTTAGCAAATTCTTCATAAACTTTGTTTGGAATGTACTTTTCTTTCCTTTTTACTTTTTTACCTTTATTATTGATATAAGTAGATTTGTTTTTTTCTTTAACATTTCCATCTTTATCTTTTGCGGTCCAAGTTCCATTTTCAAATGTATAATCGTATTTTCCAACTGAAATTTTTACTGCTTGAACTTTTCCCTCAGTTGGCTTGGACTCAACGGTTGGTTGAATACCTTCTTGGTTATCAACTGCTCCTTCTTGTTTCCCTGCTTCTGCCACTTCTCCCAATGGCTCAACTCCAATCCCAACGTTTCCATCAGTAGGAGTATTTTCTGTCGGTGTGCTTTCATTTTTTATTTGATTAGAATCTGGAATAACCTCAAGATTTTCTTCTACAACCGCATTTTCATTGACTTCGTTTATTTGATTGTTATTTGATTGTCCTAATACTTCTTGCTCTGTTTCTTTGATTTCGGTTTGTGATTGTGTACTTTGTTCTTCTTTGGTAACTGCGTTTTCTTGTACATCATCTACTTTTGTTTTAATTTCATTAGTATATAATTCATCTCCCTTTTTAGCATTTAAGTTTATCTTTGAATTATTGTAAATTTCAATTGCTTTTTTGTTGATTTGCTCTTCAGTAAAGTTTATTTGAGTGTCAGTTAAGCCTTTTGATTTTGCATTAGCTAAAAGCTCTTTTGCTGCCTTATTTTTGTACTTTAAAGATTCACTATCAGACATTGAATCTAAAACAGTTACGTTATCTGAAACTAAATCAGCTCTCTTTTTTTCCAATGTAGAAAACTCAGACTCTAAATCTGCTAAAAGTGTTTTCTTAACATCATCACTTAATTTTGGATCATCTTTAATCTCTTGAGCTTGGATAACTAAAATTTCTTGTTTCTTATCTGTTTGAATTATTCCATCAATTACTTCTGAAGGTAAACTTTCAATTCTTTTGATATTTTTTTTAACTATATCTACATTGCTTTTTTCAAGAGTTTTTATTCTATCTGAAATAAGTTTTTTTGAAGTATCTGAAATCTCACTATCATTTAATGCTTCTTGAAGTGAAAAAATCTCGTTTAAATTAGCTCTTACTTGTTTAGAAGATTTATTATCAGAGAATTTATTTACTACAATACCTGCAACTGCAGGCATACTTGACATAAAGAACGATAACATACCTGCTGATACTGCTGCATGACCTACATTGTCCATTACCGAAATATCTTTCTTTCCGGACATAATATCAGCAATATTCTGAATAACTTGTGTCGCTCCTTCTGAAACAACTTCTGTTCCAACATCATCTCCAACTGCTGCTAATTTTTTCTTAGCAAAAGTTTTAATACCTTCTCTGAAAATAGTTCTTTCACCACCAATAGTCATGTTTTTAAGTGAACGTGAAAAAATATTCTTAGTTGGTAAAGCTCCTAATAATGCTTCAGCACTACCAAATGCAAAAGATGTCATAAACATATTTGCTTTTGATGGTTGCATTTTAATTGTAGGTACAATTGTAACGTTTTCATCTTTGTAAATATTTCCTTCAGCATCAACTAAAGTACCATCTTCTTTTCTAAATCCTGAAATTTGTTTTCCATTTGAAATAAAAGTTTCAGAATTACTCTCTTGTTCCATTTGAGAGTATTTATCAAAAGTAGATGTCATTCCAATAGAAGTTATTCCTCCTGGAAGTGCAATTTGAGCAAAAATTGGTAATTGAGTACCTAATTCTTGTGCGAAAAACTGTCCGTAATTTGATTTACTTAAATTTTCAAATTCAACATCTCTTTTAAATTTACTTCTTGATTTATTTTTAGCAGTTTCCCAATCAATACTTTGGTCAATTATTTCTTGTCTTCTATCTTCATCAAGAGTTCCAAGTAAATCTCCCATAAACATTTCTTGTTTAGGACCAAGATTCATATATAGGTCTCCAAAACCTAACTTAGCTGAGTTTATTACTTTATCAAAAGTATCATAATTTCTACCAAGGAAATCAATTTCATCCTCAGTAGAACCAATATTTTCTGTATTGTTGATTATTTCAGATTCTAAGATGTTTAATTCATTAACACTTTCATCGTGTTTTTTAATTAATTCATCTGCATATTGTAAAAACTCTGGACTAAGTTCTTTTCCTTGTTTTTCAGCTTCTTTAATAACCATATCAGTTACTTTAGCATATTTAGCTATCTGAACATATTCAGAAGCTTTCATATTGCTCTTAACTGCTAAAAACCTGTCTTTGTCTTGTAGTGTTGTCCAATTATTTACCTTATCTAATTCAAGTGCGTTTTTTTCTTCTTCACTTAATGTAGATAAAAATTCGTTGTTTTTGTTTATTTCTATTCCCTCAAGTCTTTTGCTTAAAACTATCTCTTTGGTTTTATCTACAATTAATTTAGGATTAATTTGAGATACATCATTTACTTTTAATTCTTTTTTAAGAATATCAATAGCTTGTTTTTCTTCATCAATAAAAGCCTTACCCTCATTTGGATTAATTTCTTTTCCTAAAAGTGGTGCAATTTTATTACCAACAACATCTCCCATCCATCTAAAAGCAGTTTTAGTTTTGTTCCAAGCACCTTCATTATTCATTTCTGAATTAATACTTGCTTTTTCTGCTTCTACTTCTTGTTGTGGAATAGTGGTTTGCTCTTTGTGTTTTTTTATAAGAGCATTATTTATAATTGGTTTTGATGCTTTTTTCTCTAATTGGTCAACTTTAAGTAGTTGTTCCTCTCTTTTAGTTCCATAGCCTTTTAGTACTTTCTCTTGTGAACGTACTAATTGACCATTTGCATCTAATTTGTAAACTTCTTTTCCAGAAATTGGGTCTATCTCAGGTACATACTCATACTTTCCACTCGAATCCAAAGAACCATTTGTTGGTACCGAACCCGTATTTGGAGTTTTTGTAGTAGATGTTGATGGAGTTTTCGTACCATCTTTTTTTTTTAATGGCATCATAAGTGTTTTAAACTCATCACTTGTTTTATTAAAGCCATTAATCTTTTTTGATAAAGCATTATGAACATTCATAACATAAGCTTCATCTTTTAAAGATTCATTAAACTCTTGTTCAGTTTTATTAAAACCATCCACTTTACTTTTTAAAGCATTATATACGTTTTTAACGTATTTTGGATCTTCTATGTTTTTATTTTCTTCCATATTGTTTTAAATACCTAAGTTTTCTGCTTCTGTTTTTGTAGTTCCTTTTTTTGGTCCTTTATTGTATGCATCATCCCATTTTTCTCTTTCAGACTTTTCGTTTACATCTTTATATTTAGCTGCATCTCTAACTTCTTTTGGATTATTTAATCCAATTTGACCTGCAAGTTTATCTGAATCAGCTTCATCTAATGTAACAATTTTTGTCTTATTAACTGCTCCTGTTGTAACTCTCGACACAACTAATTTTTCTGATTCTGTAAGTGATTCAGGGTTTTTTTCAAGTTTATCAAGAGCATTTTGTTCTTGAGGAGTTAATGATGATGTTTTAATATCTGGATAAACTATCTCAGCAACTATTCTTTCTTTACCTGTTCCATCTGTAGTAACAGTATATGAATTTACAGTAGCAAATGTTTGTCCTGCTAATATATTAAAAGGTCTTCCATTTCTAACAGAAACAGCTTTATATCCTTCTTTTGATTGATAACCTGCACTTGTTATAGAAGATGGAACTTCTACTTGTCCAAAAGAAGCTTTTTTATCTTTTTCTTCTTCTTTGTTCTTTCTTTTTTCTTCTTGCAGTCTAGCTCTACTAGCTGCTTCATCTTTAGTTACTTCTTTTGAGTAAGAATCGAAAAGTTGATTATATGCCCAATCTTCTGCTTTTTTTACTTTTTCAGGGTCTTTACTTATTTCTTCAGCATCATATATGGTTTCTCCTGTAGCATTTCTATATGCTACTTTTAAGAAGTTAGGGTCTTTAACTTTTGCTTTTGAAAATGCAATAATATTTCTATCAATATTAGAACCTTTTTTTAATTCTTTAATACCTGTTTTGGTGTTATAACCTAAAGACTCTTGAAGTCCTAATTCATTATTTTTCTTAAATTGTTCAATATCTTTTTGAAATTCAATTTTTGTTACAGGAGTTAATTTTGAATTACCAAACTCAGCTAATGGAGTTTTTTCTATAATTCTTATTGGTTTGTTGTTTTCATCAACTTCCCATGCAATCATTATTACATTACCATTTTCATCAACTTCAGATGTTACATGTCCATTATCAATAGCTTTTCCTAAACCTAAAACTCCTTCATCAAAACCATCTTCAAGTTTACCTGCTTTAAGCATTTCATTATAAATACCATAATTTTTATTTATTCCTTCGCTTTTTTGTTTTAATAAATCAACTTGAGAAAGTAAATTATTTTTTTTAACATTATATTCTGCAGTTGATAGTTTTCCTGAACTTAGATTCATGTAATCATTGGCCATCTTATCAGCTAATGACCTTACAGCATCTATTACAGGAGCATCGTAACCTCTATTTCCTGTGGTTACTGCTCTTGCTTTCTCTAAATCTTTATTAAATTCTTCGTCTTGTTTTGATTTTGCTGCTGCTTTTGCTGCATCCGCTTTAGCTTGGTCTTGCTTTGCTCTATAATCAAGTTGGTCAACATACTGCATTGATTGTAGTATGTTGTCCGTTGGTGCTTGTGTGGTTGCGAAACTTCCTGTACGACCTATTGCCATGTCTTAAAATTGTTTAATTACCCTAAATAGTTATTATTGTTTTTCATCAGGTTTTTCATCAGGTTTTTCAGTTCCTTTATTTATAAAACCTTTTGTTGCTTGTCCTGTTCCTGCAATAATATTACCAAATCCTGACATCATATTTTGTTGCCCTGTATTGTATTGAGAACTTAACGCATTAATATCCATATTCTGTCTTTGCTCCATCATTCCTTGAAGTCTAACACCTTCTTGAGCAGTATATTGGTCAATCTGTTTTTGTTGCATATCTAAATCAGCACCAATTTGTCTGTTTACTCTTTGGTTTCCTGCTTCAACTCTACCTGCACCACCTACAATTGCTCTTGTTCCTCCTTCTTGTAAAGCATTAGTTTGAGTAGCAGCCATTCTTTGTTGCTCCTCTCTTTGTAAATCCGCACCCATTGTAGATACTTGAAGACCTTCACCTGTATTCACGAGTTCTTGTCTTTGGTAATCTTCCAATGCTTGTCTTGCTTCTTTAGCTTGTTTGGATCCTTGAATTGTCTGGTACAATCCAACACCTGCTCCTAATGCTCCTGCTCCTGCTGATGCCATAATTATAATTTATAAATTATTAAACAAAAATAATGATTTTTTTTAATTAAATTGAATTAATATTTATATATTTGTCTCGCAATCTACTACTTGCGTTTAAGATAAATAGGTGAAACACCCTAAACGAGAAGTCCAAATAGATGTGTAGTAGCTCTATTTGGATTTTCTTTTTATATTAAAACATCATGGAACACTACAAAAATTTAAGTTTAGAAAATATCATTTACACAAATGATGAAGGTCAGGTTTGTGAAGAAATTTGGAAAGATATTCCAGAATATGAAGGATTATATCAAGTAAGTGATTTAGGAAGAGTAAAAAGTTGCAGAAAAAAAACAAAAATACTAAAGGGTTCTTTTTTTAAAACATATAGATACATTTGTCTTTGTGTTTGTAACAATAAAAAACCTAATGCTATACATGTTTTGATTGCAAATGTTTTCTTAAATCATATTCCCAATGGACACAACAAAATAGTTGACCATATAAATAATATAAAAACTGATAATAGATTATGTAATTTACAAATAATTTCTCATAGAGAAAATGATTCTAAAAATATTTTTAATAAAACAGGTGAATTAGGGTTGTATTTGTCTAAAAACGGAAAGTTTGGAGCAAGTGTTTTTTTTGATAATAAAGCATATAACATAGGGGTATTTGATAATAAAGAAGATGCTATATTTGCAAGAAAAAAATCTATTGAATTATATTTGTTAGGCAAAGATTTTCTATCTGTAAGAAATAAAAAGTCAATAGATATATATAAATGTGTTTACAAAAAAGGTCAAGTTTTTTATGCCAGAGCTTCTTTTAATGGAAAAACATATAATTTAGGATACTTTAAAACAAAAGAAGAAGGATATAACGCTAGATTATTATTTTTTAAACAAAAAGGATTAATATTATAATTTGCAAAAATATTGGTTGACATTCAAATCACCTTCAATAAAATCTGAATTTTTAAGAACGGTTACTACTGCTTCAGTATTTGAGGTTGTCATAAGAAATCCTACCCCTTTTTTCTTAGCATAGTTTTTTATATGATTTAAAAGCACTCCTAATGCTCCATCTCTTTTCTTAAATGTAACATTTTTATTTGAAATTTGCCATGCTATCCAAGCTAAACCTTTCGCATCTGTAAAGTAAAAACACATTGAATACAAAGGAATTTCCTCTGAATAGACAATGAATGTGTTTACAGGTAGATACGATAAATCTACTCTTGGAAATTTATGCATATCCCAAAAGGAACACATAATATCATAAACTTCTTCCGTACTATGTTTTTTTACTGTAAAATTCATAAGACAAATATAATGAAAATTCTATTCTGAACTTTGGTTTACTTCTGAATTAATTGAATAAACTTCTGTATAAGTATTTTTTCTTAATCTCATTGTTACTTTCATATAATATCCTAACATTATTTGATTTTCAATACTTTGTGGTTTTGTTACCAATACAAAGTCTCCTGTTGCTAAATTATTTACTGTATTTAACCCAAGAGTATTATCAGTTTTTGACTGTATAGTTCCAACAACTTCAAGATTAATATTTCTAACTTCATCCCCTATTGAAATAACACTTTCTATTGGGTTATTAAAACTTAAAACTAAACCATTAATAGTAGCTATTCCAACTCCTTGACAACTTAATTTTGAAGTATCAATTGTATCATTTGAGTTTCTTACATATCCGTAATAAACTCCTTCTTTGTTTTCAAAGTCTTCTTTTCTAATATATCCTTGGTCTTGTTCTGTTTCTAACGTAACTTCCCATGCATCTGTACCTTCAATACTAATGTTTCTGAAATTCTTTCTTAAACTTGGTTCTTGGCTAAAGTTAAAACTAAATATACTATCATTTTCTTCTCCAAAGAAAGTGTTATAAATACTATCCTGATTACATAAATAAACTTCTCCGTTTTTAAATGCGACAAAATCATTATTGATTTTTATCATGTCTTCTGGATTCATTGTTAATCTACCTAACCAACCATTGTCTTTATCTGAATAAACCCATGTTACATACTCTGTATCATTGTACTGAATGTTTAGTAAATAGAAATCTCTAAACTGATCGTAAGCTCCTTTAATGTGATTTATTTTATTATTTCTGAATAGTTTTTTGAAATAACTTCTCATTCCTTGACTTGAAATCTCGAAAAGTCCATTGTTAAAATTTCTTTTTAAAACCACTCCTCTTTTTACATCAGTAAAGTATGAATTAAAAGCAAAGTCATCATAAGATAATGGGTGATATGAAATGCCAAATTCTCCACCATCTGTTTTTTGTTGACCTAATACATCTTCAATTCTTGATAAATTGCTTGTGCCATCTGCATTATATAGTAAGTCTTTTCCATAAAAAACAATACTAGGTTTATCTTCTTGATAAACTTCTAAATTTGTATCTTGTCCTTTTATCTTGTAAATTGGACCATAAGACTTCTCAATATCATCTTTATAATTTGCAAGTGATAAATTGAACTCATTTAGCCTATTTACTCCTGAATTACTATTGAATACCCCAGAATAAGTTATGTCTGCAAATCTATTTATTTTCTTATAAATATCCTCACTTACTAATGTTGGCTTAAAATCAATGTTCAAAAACTTAGCATTGAAATTATCTTTTATTTGATATGATTCGGCACCATTTCCAAAACAAAAACAATTAAAAGTTCTTGATAAAGTATGTTGTACAAACTCATGTTGGTTGTCGATTATTCTATATGTTTCAGGAGTTTCAAAATAACTTGTATTAATTACATCTTCTGTTTCTTTTTCAAAAATAATTATTCCTGTTACATCTCTTACTGAAACTTTACCATCTGCATAACCGTATCTTCTTTCTCCATTACCAGGGTGAACACCTTCAAATTTTAAGTAAAATCTACCATTTGTAGATGGAGTGTATGTGTATTCAACACCATTACCTGTAATATTTACAACTGCAGTACCTTCTACTATTTCTACATTATAATCTTCTCCTGTATTTGATTCAAATACTACAGATGACATTTCTGCATCAAACCATTCTTTAAAGTTTGCATAAATACCACTTACTACGAATGATTTTTCATAAAAAGCATCTGAACGACCTTTTCTAAAAGAGTCTAATCTAATAGTTACAACATCACCTGGAGTTAGTCCATAAGGAATATATGTTCCAGGATTGAAAGTATCGGCTTCAGATAGTAAATCTACATATATAATTGGCCTATCATTTAGGGTTTCACCATATGCAGTTTCAGTTTGAACAAACTCATTTACTTCATAATTTAAACTAATACCACCTGTAGGCTTAATCTTCATATAAAGTCCTGACTGTTCTACAATGTCGTTTCCGGTAACATCTTTATTGTTTTCAATAAAATCTTTTTCCTTTAGTTCAACTTCTAATACTTTTATTTTAATAACATTAGTTAATGGCCCATTTCTGTCTGATTTTACAATTAAAACATCTCCTTCAGTAACTTTGTTTTTATTACTTCCTTCAAGTTTTATCCATCTATAAACTCCATCTTCATAAAAAATACTTGCAAAAATAGTTTCATAAAGTTTATTTATTTGTTTTATTCCAAATTTATAATGTGTTGCATCTGCAGGTGGATTGCTATTAACATCAATAACAAGTCTGTTTTTATTTATACTTTCAGAAATTGGAATATAAACAGAATTAGTTTTGCTTACCAATGCTGTTGTTTTTCTTCCTTTACTGTCCAAGTAAATCATACAGCCTTCATATTCTCTATTAGAATGCATAGAGCTTTTTGAACCACTTACTGAGTAAAATGATTTTACTATTTGGTTAGAATAGTATTCTGCTACATAACTTGATGGGTCAACTCCATTGTCAATTAAGAATACAAATGCAGGTAGTTTAATTGCAAGAGTATTTGAGTTTGGATTAGTTACCTCAAATTCTATAAATTCGTGTAATGTACCATCGTCAGGAAGTGTTAAAGTACTTGTTTCAAACAACAATGATAAATCAGTTTCTAAATTATCCTTGAAGTTAGAGTTAGTATAAAAATCTGCTAAATCAATAAAATCACTTTCTAACACATAGTTAAAAGTTTCATTGAAAGTTGTTTTCTCAGGGTCTCTTCCAACTACTCCTCCAGATTCAATAAAAAACTGAATGCTTATAATTGCTGATTCTTTAAATATAATTCCTGTAAAATCTATATTTAGTGTTGATTCTAATATATCTACTGTTCCTGCATCAGAAATATATTCTGTTGTAGAAAAATTATTATTTAAAGTTTTTTCTCCTATTGGTTCTGAAACATAATCAACTGTGAAGTTTAGGTTTATTGGGTTTCCTTCTACATCAATTAAATCCATTTGCTCATAATAGTTTGCATAAGCTAATCTATTTCCAATTAAAGTTTGAGCAACTGTTCTTAATGGAACCGCATCATAATTTCTAAAATATTGTTCAGAAGATAATATTGTGTAAATTTTATTAGTTGAGAATAAGAAGTTTTTAGTTTCATTATCACCATAATTTAACTCTTCTTTATTAAACTTATCTATTACATATACATTCTCAGAATTACTTTCTTTGAATAATAATTCAATAGATTCTACATCAATAAGTCCTGTGTTAAAAAATATTCTAACTGCATTGAACTTGTTTATCATTCCTAAATTCTCGAACGTATCAAAATCTACGTTAAAATTATCAGGAGTAAAATTGTATTCCGACCAAGTTGAAATAGCTGAGTAATATCCACCTTTGTATCTCCATCTGTAACCAAAACAAACAAATCTCTCTTCTAAAAATACTGCATTATTATCACCAACAGTTGCAGGAACTATTGTAGGTGCAAAAAATGGTGCAGGTTTCATTACTGAAATTTGGTCATCTGTAAATCCATCAATAGCAAAGGTTTTGGCTGTAGCTATATTAACTATTCTTGGGGGATTACTATCTCCTGAAAATGCAATTAAATCACCTTCCTCTTCACCACTTGAAATAATATCTACATTTAGTATTCTTTCTCCTTCTTTAAAGTTTAAAACTCCACCTGTTGTAGATTGTAAAACTATTTCAGAAGTATCACTTTCTACATTATATTCAACAACATAATCAAAATCTGTTCCCTTGATTAAATTGTAAACGTTTTCCTTTGATGGATTTGTTCCAGAACCAATTGTTTTGGCACCGGTAAAATTGTAATCTGTTTTTTTTACGTTTCCTTGTACATTTTTACCAACTCCTGCATTTGAACCATCAGTAGATGTAACAATGAAGTTCTCAGCATCTATCATCATATTTGATGGCACTAATCTTTCATCGACATCTTTATTTACAATTCCACTTGTTAGTAGATTTTTTATCTTACCCATCTGTCTCTACCTTTTAAAAGTTGTGTTACCTCTGAAATTCTAAGATTCATTAATTTTAGTTTACAATTTCTAAAAGCAGTATCGTAATCTTTCTTTTTTGACCTTCTGTCGTATTCGTTTACTCCTATTTTGTTATTGAATAAATTCCAACTTGTCCAAGCGTATAAAGCCATTTCTGCGAACTTATGTACTTTAATATCGCTTTCATTAGAATATTCTAAACCATCAGATATGTACTCTAATGTAATTATTTTTGTTGCATTTTGAGAACTAAATCTAATTTTACCTGCTCTCTTATCAATATTAAATTCTCCATTGTAATTTTTAGATGGATCGATTGACCAATTCTGACCTGAACAACCACAATCTGGACTTATTGAATATGATTTTTGACTGTGTATTAATTCCGAAGCTGAAGTTCCTTCTAAAATTTCTCCTTCATTATCAAATAAAATGTTCGCTTCATGGTCTTGTAAGTAAGCAGTTGAAATAGCCATTCTTCTGTTTTCTGCCATCGGTCTAAAATAACCTGTATTAGTATCTAACCAAGATATTCTAACATATTGAACGTAATCAGGTGGCATAATAACACTTAAATCTTCTCCTAGTTCAAGCTCTACTGCTTTCACTTCTTTTAAAGCATCAAAAGTAAAATTTTGAATACCTTTTTTCATCCAAAACAAAACTTGTCTTCTTGGAATAACTCCTAAAATAGAATTGTCTCCTGTGAAGTTTTGCATGTAATTGTTTACAAGATTTTCTAAAGTTTCATATTGGAAATCACCATGATTCTCTAAATTTTCGTAATATTCTTGTGGGTTCTGTGATGCCATTGTTTATTGGTTTTTCTTTTGTTCGTTTTTCATATCCTCATTATTTGCAATTTGGATAACTTGGTCCTCACGTATTGATATTCCACAATATAATAAAATCTTTACAACTAATCTATTTAAAAGAGATTCATGTAGTTCAATATCTTGTTTGTCTGCTGCTGATGGATTGTAAATTGGATTACCTTGAACATTTACATAAGTCCATTTTGGGTCTTTTGGTGTTCTTATATAGAATAATTCTAAATAATAATCATCTAAATCTACAGTTGGAAACAATCTATAAACTTGACCTATCTTAACATAAGCAGGGTAAGTTGTTGTTGGAGCAATCATATTTGAGTTAACTAAGTTGTTTACCTCGCTTTTAGATACTTCCTCTACATCTTTTTTTACTTTATTAGCAATTGTAACTAAAGATATATTTTCTGTTCTGTAAAGGTCTGTTCCAGAAAACTCCCATACATTTGTTAAGTCATTATATGTGAAGTTTGTAGTAGTTGAGTATTCAGCAAAAACATCAATCATTTCTCTGATATTTTTTGGAATATTAGCGTATTCAGAATTAGTAAGTCTTCTATTTTGCTTGTTAATGTTCTTATTGTAGTCATCAAATAACTCTTCAAAAACAGAGATTTGAGCCATTTTACAGAAATTATTAAACTCTTCAGGAGTAATATACCCTCTATTATTCTTGTTTAATAGTTGTAAAACAATGTTTCTTACAGTATTTATACTTATCATGGTCTAATAATTTATTAACAAAGATAAAAAAATTTAGTTTATGTATTGTGTTTAAACTTAATTTGTTACATTTGTGTCATTCGTTTGTTAATTTACTTTTATCGTTTTAGTATTTTAAATTCTTCCATAAAAAAAACCACCTGTAATAAGGTGGTTTTTTGATTTATAATTGTAGTGAAACTCTAGTTTACTGCGTTCTCTAAATATTCATAAAGAGCTTTTCCATCTGTTGAATCCATGTAGTTAATCATAGCATCCAACTCATTTTCATTTCTTCCTACTGCAAAAATTTCTTCATTGTTTCCATCATAGAACTTGTAGTTTCTATATGCAATGAATCCTCTTGATAATGCAGTTTTGATAATACCTTTAGCTTTTAAAGATTTATCAGTAGCTATTTTAATGAAAACTTCTGGTCTTCTCTTAACCTCAGCATAAACTTCGCTTTTAAGAGTATAACTATCCCAATCTTCACTAAATCCTACGCAAAAAATTCTTGCAGCAGCAGTTAATTCCAATGCCCCAATTTCTCTTGAAAGTTTCTGAGCTTGGTATAGAATTTCTTCTTGGTCAACAATTTTTTTACTTTCTAATGCGTGATCCAATTCTTTCCAAATTTTATCCTTATCAGGGTGAATTTGTAAAAATCTTTGAAGTGTTGTGTTTTCTTTTGGTACACGTAAAATCCCATCTTTCATAAGAATATGTGTAGTAAGAACATCAGCACCTTTTTGTTGGTCCACAAAAAAAGAAGGGTGGTTTGAACCATATCTTAATGTATGAACAATTTTTGTGTTTGGATTAGTGAACTGTAAAGGACTTAATTTCTTATGTCTGCTTCTAATCTCAAATGTAGGACTCTTTGTTCCATCAACTGTAATGTACATTCTGTCTTTGTATTCAAAGTTTTCTAATCCAGGTATTTCATCTGTGTTGATGTTTTTTTCTGAATAGTCTTGAGAAGGTCTTGGTTGAGTTTTTGGAGTCTCTACTTCAACTTGTGTCTTTTGTTTTGATAATGCTTCCTGAATCCTTTTTTCGATTAAATCGTTTACTTGGTCCAATGGAATCATATCCACTTTCGGAGTTTCCTGAACAGGTGTTTTCGGAGTCTCTAATTCTTGAACAATAGTTTCGTTGTTGTCCAATTCTTTTAATTCAAGCTTTTCTACTTGAGGTTTTGCATCTTGTTTTGCCATTTTTTAATAAATTTAATTAGACTTAATATAAATAATAATTCAAAGATATAAAAAAACACCTCATATAGAGGTGTTTAATTAAAATATTTTAAAGGCTACTATCCTTTAAATTGAATAAGATTATTTGCTCCTAATACCACTAATGCTCTTTCTGTGATAAAGTCATTAGTAATACTATCATTACCTCCTGAAGTACCATCTTCAAAACTTCTGATTGACATTTTATACTTTCTGTTAGTTTTAGCATTTGCTCTATATCTAACGTGAAGCATTGGTTGAGCTGCTGATTCTCCTTTGATAACATCATAAACATTTTTACTTCCAGAAGGAATTAAAACTGCGTGAACTTTAGATGCTCCAATATTAGATCCCTCAGTAGTTGGGTTATCTAAATATCTCCAACGAGAATATCCAAATTCAAAACCACCTCTTTTAAAACTAGAGAATCCTAAATTTAATGCCATTTTTTCATCGTTATCAAACATACCCCAACCCATTGAAGATTGAACTTGGTCTTTTAACATGTCATCAATTGCAAGGTTTTGTGCTGATGTACCATAGATATAGTTGTCTGCAATCATACCTTGTGCATTTAAACGGTCAATGATAGAATCGAAATCATCTAAATCTGTTGCTGGACCTGCAAACAAGTTACCACCTGCAGCGTAATCAAACAATCCTTTAGTACCACCATAACCTGCAGCAGCTAAATCTCCTGCCCATCTTTTACCACGAATCAATTTATTCTCGATTGCATTTTTGAAACGTTTCTCAGTATCATTATAGTTTTTATAGTACCATACGAATCCTGTACCACCATTACCATCTCCAACTTCTAACCAAGTAATTTGAGCTAAGTTTGAACCTGATTCATCAATCATTTCTTTAACGATTGTTGGAGTTTGCTCAAAGTGTTCTACTTGAGAGTTTAAAGATTGAGACATTCCATCTGTTTTCTTCTTAAACTCATTAGAGTCTGCATAAACTTTTAAATCAGTTGTTCCTACTGCAGTCCAACCAGATGCATGTCCACAAAGAACAGTAAAAGTTGTAGAAGTAGTTTCAGTAATTAAACCTTGTCTTTCTACTGAACCATCAGCATTGTGAACAACAATAGTTTCGTTTACTCTAAATGTGTGATCTGCTAATGTAAATACATTTACTGCTCTTGTAACTCCTGTACCAAGTTGAGTCAAACGACCTTCCTCAGTCCATTTAATATTGTCAGATTGGAAAGGCATTTCTTTACCCATTAATTCTAACATTCCTGTAATATCTTGCGAACCAAATCTGTTTGTGATTTTGTTGTAAGTTTCAGGTAAGTATTGATTTAAAAAATCAAAGTCATCACTACCCAAGTAATTTGTTGGGGTAGGTGTTTTTGTTGGTGAAGGAGTAAAAATAACTCCTGGAACTGCAGCTAAAGCCATAATTGTTTTTGTTTTTAGGTTTGTTTACTATCCTTCAACAACTTTAACAGTAATACCTGGTCCACCTTTTGAAGTATCAACTTGTCTCATTCCATTTCCAGGAATGTTCTTAGATATTCTCTCTTGTTCTTCTGCTTGTTCTGCTTTACCTAAATTAAAATAATGTTCGGCAAATTTATCAGGGTTATTAGCAGCATAAAGAGATTTATGATACCCTACCGGGTCTATAAGTGTGTTATTGTCATCAAAGAACTTTTTTTGGATATTTCCTATATCCGACTGAACATTTCTTACTTCTGCAATATTATCAGGTTTGATTACGAAATCCTTGTCTCCGATTTTAACTTTGAAACCTTCAAAATTATCGTTCAACGTGTCATTTGTAATTTTTAAGAAATTATTTCTAACTTCTTCTGAAACTCTTGCATTTTCAACTTGGTCAGAACTTAACTTATCTACTAAAGCTTTTGCTTGTTTGTAGTCATCTGGAATTAATTCATCAGAACCTCTGTGAACCATATATTCAGACTTTCTATCTTCAAGCATTTTGAATGCTTTTTGTAGATGTTGTTGTTTATTAATATCTTTATCCATCACTTCATCTTCATCTGCTAAATCAGCATCATAAGAATAGTTTTTGTTAAAAAGATGATCAATCTGTTTTGTATCTAATGTTGGGTTTTCAATTCTCAACATTTCTTTAAGAACGTTTGTTGGGTCTTCTTTATCCCATTCTTTTTGAGTAGCTAAGAAGTCATTGTAATTTTTGTTACCTGTCTTTTCTGAGAACTCTAAGAACTTTTCTACTTCAGGAGTTAATTTTTTCGCTTCTTTTGGTTTCAATGCTTCAAGATTTTCTGCATCAATACCTTTTTCTTTCAAGAAACTTAAAACACTTTCTTCTGAAATACTTGTTTGAGGTGTTTCAATTACTTCAGGAGTTTCTTCAACTACTGTATCTTCTGTAATTACTTCCTCTTCAACTGCAGGAGTTTCAACAACAACTTGTGGTGTTTCAATATCATCTGCAACTCTAACTGTAAACTGAGGTGTAGTTTCTTCAACTACTACATCTGGATTATCAGCGTTTTGGTTTTGGTTATCTGTTGGCATTCTTATTTAGATTAAATTAAAATAGTATTTATTAGTACAAAAATAGTTAAAATTTTTACATTTCAAATACATTTGTTGATTTTTCTCTTTCTTCAAAGTCAATAGGTTGCTTATTGTTAGCACGTTGGTCAATTTTTTCAGAGTCCATTGATGCTTGTTTTAGCAATCTTTCCTTTTTAGCATCCTCTTGGTCTTGTATTTTTTGTGATTGTCCGCTATTGATAATGTATTGTAATTCTATTTTCTTATTTGCTTTTAACTCCTCAGTTAATCGGTCTTGTTCACCTCTTGCTTGTTCTTTTGAAATTGCTCCTGAGTCAATCATTTTTTGTAATTCAGTCTTAACCATTGCTTCCAATTGTGCAGTTTGTTGTTTTGCTTGTTCGGCTGCTTGTGCTGATTGAATATTACCCTGAGTTTGTGCTTGTATCTCACGCATTTTAACTTCCTCTTGCTCTTTTGCACGTTTTCTTTTTATAATAGAAAGTACAGATGTAGCAAGTTTTAAATTTTTGATACCAATAATTCTATATTTATCCTCAGTACCAATAACTCCTTTGTCGATTTCTTTTGTTAAATCAGCTTCTAATTTAGCTTTTTCTTCATCATCCGGAGAAACTTCAAGGAAAATTGCAAAGTCGTATAGGTGTAATTCTTTTACATATTCTAAATCTAATACAGAAGTTGCACCAATTTTTCTAACTAAATCATCTTTTAAATCAGAGAATTTAAGAACATCTTGTATTCTATAAGTTATAGCTTGTGCAGTATCTTTTTTAATTATATTATTTGCATCTAAGATGTGTCTTGTTGCAGTATTTGAATTTAATGCAGCAAGTTTTTGAAGTCCTACTAATGAATCTTTATCAGGTGTACTTGCATCAGAAGCTTTGTTTAATCCAATTACATCACGAATTAAATTTAAGTAAACTTCTCTTTGGTTTGTTAATGATTGTAGTTTGTTTAATGAATCTCCTGTTCGTAATTCAGTTATTGGATCTTTACCATAATTAAATTCACCACCAGAAGTTAAACTGTTCGTGAAAACCGAACCTGTTTGCAATAACATATCTAAATGTTCTAAAGGTGTTAATGCTTTACCATCACCTAAATCTAAGTCAGCTAATGCACCTACATCAATTCTGTAACCATCAGGAGTTATTTTCCTGATTATTTGGTCTGCTTTTAATTCAATAATGTTTAGCTTATCTTCAATAGGAATCATACGAGCAACAAGGGAATCAATATAACCTTTTTCTCTGTTTGGTGCCACTCCTACAAACTGTTCAATAACTAATTGCTTATTTGATTTTGGTCTGCTCATAGACTCAGCAACTTCCCATTTCAAGATTATATCTGTACCAAGTACAAAAACTCCTTCAAATAGTACTTCTTCAACTCCTGCTGAAACTATTTTGTAATCTTTTCTTTTAGCTTGTCCTTTTGTGTAGTTAGTAGGAGTTACTTTTCTTGCTCCTGTTTGCTTTTCTTTTATTTTGTTACCTAATTCTCTAGTAGTTTTATAGGTAACGTATAATAAGCTTGTTGTTCCTTTTAACTTTTCATCATTTTGTAAATTATGATAGTTTGTCCAATTTTGACCTGAGAACTCTAGTTGTTTTAATAATTCAGGTTCATTATTTATCCAAGGATATTCAACTCTAACATCTGAAATTAATGTAGGTTTAAATTCTGCATGATAAAAACAATCTGAATAAAAAGGGTCTTCAGTATATGATTGTATTTTATTTTCTACATCAACCCATTCTACTAAAATTCCTCTATCTTTTACAAATCTATTCTTCACCCAAGCTGCTCCACAAATAGTTAAATCCTTTAAAACTTTAGACTCAACTTTATCTGTGTATTTGTTTTCTCCAAAAATAGTTTCAATAGCTAATTCTTGGGACATTTCAATAGATGGCTTGTAATCCATCTGCATATGTATATCTAACTCTTGTGTGTTTTCTGGAAGTTGGTCTATTGGCATAGATGAAGCATCTATTCCAAGCTCTTTTTTTGCTTTTACTAATAGTTCTTTTGATAACATATCTGTCTCAATAGTTTTTCTATAAGAAACTCTATTCTCTTGTGATACATCATCAACTCCATAAGCTTTAATTGTAGCATCTCTATTTGCAAATCCATTACAAACAACATCTACAAGTTTAGGAATAATTGTAATTGGTTCCGTAGATAAACTTAAAAAGGATAAATCTCCATCTAATCCAAGTTGTTTTTTATACTTAGACATAGATTGAAGTCCTTTTGCATACATTCTTCTTTGTGCAAACTGCTCTTTCTGAGTGTAAAATTTACACTTTTGATTTCCATTATAACGAGAAAACCACTCAGATTCAATTGATCTTTTAACCTCTAATGCAAATTCATCTGAAATTTTCTCTTCATAAGATGCTAATTGACTAGGATAGTTGCAATTACTACCTATCTTAATCTCTGGTTTTTCGTTATTATTCATCTGTAAAATGTTGGGTATCTATAATTTACTGTAAAAATAGTTATTTTTTTTAATTTCTATAACGTTTTATTTTCAAAGTTACAGTTTTTCTTTCAACTTTAGGTCTATAAATTTCTCTATTTACTGCCATAAGTGCTAATCCAGAACTAATTGAAGCATCAAATTTCGTTCTATTATTAATGTCAAACTTTAACCAATCTCCTAAAGTTCTATTAAATGGCATGTCTCCAATTTCTCCAATTTCTCTAATTGGTTGCTCTCCATCTTCACAAACATATTCCCCTACATAGTCATTTACATACTTCTCTAATGAAGTCCAATGCTTTTGAATAATGTCTGGTCCACTATTTGGCATACCTCCTAATTTCTTTTCATCAGGTGATAATCTGTTCATATCTTTATCAAAACGAGTTATTGAAAATCCACGATAACCTCTTTGGTAAAAATGTTCCAAAAGCATTTTTTTATTATTCTCTACAAGTACAGGTAATGAATAAAATCTTGCACATAATAAAACATCTTGGAAAAAAGTATAAGCATCTTTTGGTCTTGCCACATATTCTACAAAGAAATAATTACTCGGAATATCCCCCATATTTGTTCCCGTAACTCCATGCATTGCTCCTTTAGAACCTAAATCATATTCAATACCATTTTCAGTAGCTACAAGTTTAGCATCAATTACTGCATCTTGGTCATAGGAGTCAACTCCAAATGCACCAAAATCATTAACAGGACATTTGGTCATCCTACCAAAAATATTCTTCATTACATGCTTATTACGCATCTCTTTTGGCGGAAACCATGAAATTAAAAATCTTCCATCTTCTTGTGGTTTCCATATAACTTCTCCATCTTGAATACCATCTTTTTCGTAAAAGTTTCCACGTACTAAATTGTGTTCAATATTATTTTCTCTATTGTATTTTGATTGAGTGTTTATTTTTTCTGTATCTAATAACTGAGAAGCCATTTCATCTCTAAATGCATCATCTAAAGTAATTGGGTCAAGTCTTCTAGAGTTATTATACGCTTTAGAACCCATTGATTTTGCTGACTTAAACTCATTTTCTAAATACTGTAAAGCTCCAATAGTTTTCTTTTCTCCATTTGAATTAATAATTGATTCTCCTGGTTGTAGAATTTCATGACAAATTCCGTATTTATCTGTAAAATCTTCATAGTTTTTATGTGCAGGTAAAAAATAACCATATAAACCTGTAGGAGTTCTTCCATTTGAATTTCTTTTCCTTACATCTGAACCGTAATAAAGTGTCTGAAACTCTCTACCTCCTTTGTCTAAAGGATTTAAAGTTGATCCAATTAATGCTTTTCCAACTACTCTACCACCTTGAACCATAGTAGGTTTAACGTTAGTCCAATGGTCAATGTAATTGTTTGGTCTTTCCCATTTACCTGCTTCATCTCCAATATACATTTTCATTGCAATAGAGTCATAAGCAAGTGTGGCAGTAGCTCTATAATCAATAGTTACGTTTAAGTAATCTTCTGTAGATGTGTCTCTTTTCTTTTTAGAAATTTTTGAATTATCCGAAGGTTTTCCAAATTCTATTTTTTTAGTGTCATCTATTTTACCTTTTAAAACAGGTATAAAAAAGAATGGTAAATTTCGTAACCCATAAACAAATTTTGTATATGCTTTTACAGCATCATCACCTGTTTTTGATGTTATCCCAAAATGGTTGTTTTTTGTAGATGTAGCATAGTGCATGAAATGGTCAAGTGCCATTTCAGTAAACCCCGATCTTCTACCTTTAGTGAATATTTTACCTACACAACGAGGATCTACAATAGTTGCAAGTGCAAAATAATACATTGTACATTGTGCCATACGGAAATCTTTGTAACCTCCTGTTTCAAGCATTTGATTCCATTGTAGTCCCATATAATGACATGGAGTTACCCATGTAGGTTTGCCGTTGTTCATAAACCATACACCTTCTCTTCTTTTTTTAAATTCTTGCTCTATATAATCAGAATATTCTTCTTCATTTTCTGGACTTAATCCTTTTGGTATTTCTATTCTTTTCCAATACTGCTCTTCTATTGGTAGTTTGCTAAATAGTATTTCTGACTTTTTCTTAGGGACTTCTGGTAGTGTTATTTTTAATCCATTAAGTTCTATAACCTCACCTTTTGTTCCTTTTGGACAAATAAGTATAGATTCATTTTCTTCATCATACCATTCTTTATGATAATCTTTTTCAGGAAATAATTCTTGTTTTGCAAACCTCTCTGGAAATCCTGGTTTGAAATCTTGTTCTTTAAAGGTTAACGTACTTGTTTCTATTTGTCTCTGAAGTACTTTTATACCTGAATCTATCTCTGAAATTGCACGATAAATTATTGGTTTTGACTTAATTGCTGATCCATATTTTTCAGGATCTAAGTCATCAAAGTCTATTTCTTTTACTAAAGCACTTCTTAAAATTTCAGATGTTTTGTTTCCTGCGGCAATTAGTTTTTCAGTATATGTAATTAGTTTTTCTTGTCTTGGTGCGTTTGGTGAGTTTTGCCATATACCAAGCATTTCTTTTATTGAAGAGAAAGAGTCTTGTCTTGATTTAACTAAACGTTCTAATTTTTCATCATCAACTGTTAAAATATCAATATCTCTTGTTAGTCCTTCAAGAGAATTTCCAATTGAAATTTCAATATCTTTTGATTGTATCATATTAAATTTTATTTATATTAACAAAAGTAACTATTTTTTTATATATTTGCATCATAGTTATAGCATCTCACTTATAATAACTTAAAGATATTAGCCAATTATTTTTGAAAACGAGGTGAGATGCGTTTGATAAAATGATTGGCATTTTTTATTTAAAACATCATGGAATACTACAAAAATTTAAGTTTAGAAAACATTATTTATACGAATGATGAAGGTCAAATTTTCGAGGAAATTTGGAAAGACATTCCTGATTATGAAGGGTATTATCAAGTGAGTGATTTGGGAAGAGTAAAGTCTTTAGAAAGAATGGTTAAAGGTCGTTTAGGGTTAAGGGTTCAAAATAAAAGAATTTTATCTCAAGCGGAAATTAATGTTGGATACTTAAAAATAACTCTACACAATCAAAAAAAACCTAAACAATTTTTAACACATCAACTTGTGGCAATATCTTTTTTAAACCACGTATTAGATGGTACAAATAAAATTGTTGTAGATCACAAAGACAATGATAAATTAAATAATAATTTGTTTAATTTACAATTAATAACAAATAGAGAAAATTCATCAAAAGATAAAAAAGGTGGATCTTCTAAATATGTTGGGGTTATGTGGCATAAATCGAGAAAAAAATGGGAGTCAAGGATAAGACATAAAGGTAAGCTTCTTTTTTTAGGTTTATTTGTTGATGAATATGAAGCACATTTGGCTTATAAAGAAAAATTAGAAGAAATAAAAAAAACCACTAACATTAATTAGTGGTTTTTAAAATAGTTGTGTTGTTGTTTTTTTAGTAGTAAATTTTGAATCCTATCTCTACTGAGTCATCGAATGCTGCAACTCCAACATTGCTTACTCTTACTACGAAACTTCCTTTTGTTTGGCTTACAAGTGCTACATTTGCTACTCCTGCTCCTGGATAAAGTGCAGTTAGCATAATTAAGCATCCTGGTCTTGCTTTTTTACTTACAATGGTAAATTCAAATTCTGTGTCTGCTGCATCTGTTAATGCGACTGTTTGAACTTTTCCTTCGTACCAATTCAGCTCTACTGAAGTTGTTTTAGAAGTTGCTTGAACTACTGTTTTCATGTTATTAGGTATTAAGGGTTACTGTTTAAGACTGCTAATATACGATTGTTTTTCATTCTGTACATTTTTTCTCCATCAATTTCAAACTCGTGTTCGCAGTTTTTCTTGAATACTACTTTATCACCTTCATTTATTCCAAGATTTTTTATAGTAGCATTTGCGTATTTTATTATTCCTACTTGTTCATGTAGTTTTTCTCCTTCCCATTTGTCATTTATTTTTGATGGAACCACAAATACGTTATCGTGAATAGCTATTTTAACTCCATCTCTAATTACCATGTAAGTAAGTTCTGGATCAGCATAAAATAAATCATCTTTAATATAATGTTTCGATTCTACCGGATAACCTTTGTTATCGTATATCATTCTGAATACATTATGCCATACTACTATTTCATCTCCAATTTTTACTTCTGTTTTGAATAGTTCTGGAACACTTTTGACAATACCTATTCTCTGAACATCTTTAGCTTCTTCTATACTCGTGTTAATGATTAATTCTACATCACCTACTTTTTTTGTATTGATATATTTCTCACCATTCTTTGGAGATATTATAAAATTAGTTAAACTTTTCATAGATTTAATCGAGTTTATATTCGATTATTACCATTTCATTTTTAGGAATTTTATTCCATAATTGATATTCATCTTCTGATTTTAGATACACAAGTAAGTGAGTTTCTGTTTCAGTTATCTGAGAAATTCTCTTTCTAACTTTAACACCATCAATTTCTACTGCATATTCACTATCAACTTTATATGCCATTGGACTTTCTACTACTTGTCCATTTGGTAATTGATTAGTGAAAAACTTCATTATTGTTACCTTTCTTACTATGTTTCCCATTATATTTTATTTAATTTATTATTATTTAAGCACCAACAAAACAAGAATCTCCAATAAAAATATCATATTTAGATGGATTTGCAGTTGTTGATGGTCCTGTACTACAACATAATGTTGCTATTCTTGGATTTGTTATTCCGTCTCCGTTTAATGTTATAGTTGTTGGACTTCCCACACATGGAGTATAAGTAAAAACAATATTTTCCTCTACAAGTACTGTTACTTCATAAGAGTAACAAGGATTTGGTGGAGTTATTATTTCCGATTGGTCAATACTATAAAATCTTTTGAATTTATTTAACATATTATACTAATTTTAAACCACCACCTAAATAGAAGTTTGTTGTATCTGTGTCTTTCTCTAATAAAGCCATGTAATATCTGCCTTTTACTACTGCAGTAAGTTCAGTTGGATAGTTTAGTACAGTTAATCCTGTTGCAGTTATTGTAACTGTACCTGTACCTCTTTGAATAAATACACAAGTAAAACTATCAGGTAAACTATTTGGGACAAGAATAGAAACATTTGCTGATAAATTATCCACAAATATAGTTTGCTTGTCATCTGCTGCTACTAATGTATAAGGAAAAGTATCAATAGACTTTTGAAGGTTTTTAGTTTCAACTTTAAAAGGGTCTGAAACTGTTCCTGTTCCTGATACAGTTGTAGATGTCCCATCTGTAAGATAAGTATTTGCTCCTGAACCATCTGTAACATCAAAATCAAATGTAGTAGCATCAGTAAAAGTTATTCTGTATGTTTTTACTAATCCAACTGTATCATGTAATACTATTGATGCTATTCCATTTCCATCTGTACCGTTCTCTCCATCTGTACCATCTTCTCCTGAAGGACCTACTGAAATAGGAAATTCAATAAAATCTGTAGATGTTAATGCAGGTTGGTCAAATCCAATTTTAATTTCTTGTTCTTTTAATAGAAATTGTTGTCCATTTACTTTAATATAAACCAAATGATAACTTAAAACTTCAAATGCAGGAATCAAAGTATTTGCTACTTCTTCAGGAGTAGTTAATATCCCATTATAAACTATTTCAGAAACTTTTAAAGTACCTCCTAATATTGGCGAAGTGCCTGACAAGATATACTCTCTTAATGCTCCTATATTATAATTCTTAGTTGTTTTCCCAAGAGTTTCTGCATCTGAACCTATTACATAGTCTTCATCTGTAATTAAAGTATCTAATGGATATGCAATCTTATTTAAAATTTTTGTCATGTCTCTTTGATTATGAATTGTTTAACAAAAATAATCTTTTTTATTAAACAATTGATTTATAATTTTATCTATTTTTAACCACTCGGGCAGTAAGGCTATTAATTTTTCTTGCATGATTATTTTGTTAATTGTGCATTTGGAAACCAAGCAGTATCTCCACTTGTACTTAATGCTATTGAAAAATGCAACCAGTAATCTTGTGTAATATCAAATGCTACACTTGCAAAAGCACTATTAATATCGTCTGAATAACCAGCATTTGCATTATAATAAATTAATCCGTCTTCAATTATAAAGTATTTTCTAAAACTTTGCCATGGACTCCCATTTACATTTCCCATTATTTGAGTGAACCCTGTTGAAAATGTAGCTGAATTTCCTAATCTACAACGTAAGAATTTATTACCAGCTCCTGTGCTAAACATTGGTAATTTTAAAACTAACTTTTCATTTGAAGTAAAGTTATTACCATCTAATTTTATTGAAAATATAGGTGTTTCAGCGGTTGTACCTGTATGAACAATTGATTTTGTTTTTATTTGTGAAATTATTTTATTCGTAAATTTATTGGACACCCATTCTTCTGTTGTAGGAGTGCCTGAATAATTAGGATAAGTTAATATTACATCATCAGTTAAATCATCAGTAGTTATAACAACACCAATTTCGCTACCATCTGAACGTGATGATATTTTTAAGCCTGTTGATAAGAAGTTGAACTTCATAAGCCTTCCGCCAACTGTTATTCCTGCTAATGGAATGAAAAAATTATAAATCCAATCTACAATAGCCTTACAACTTGCATAGAAAGTATTTGAGGTTTTATTTGCTTCTAAATCTGTTTTTTTGTTTGAAACATTTTCTTTTAAAGCTAAAGCATCATAAACAGCATTTTGACTTGGTGCAATTGTTGTTACTCCGTCATTTATTGCATCAGCTACTTTAGCATCGGCATAAGCATTTGAAGTTGTATTTGTGGAGTTATCTCCCGTATTTGTTCCACTTAAATTGCTTCCTAATATTTCACCATTTCCTTTAATAGTTGCCGTATTTGCTCCTGAACCATTTTGAACTTCAAATACATTATCTGTATCAGAAGCACTCCCTCTTTTTATAGAGACTGCGACTAACGTAGAGTCTGTTACTATTTCAGGAGTTAGTGAGTTATTATAAGCTTGCTGTAGAGATGTTGTACTTAAACTACCTAATCCTGCGACACTTCCAAATTTACTTGCTTCAATAAATAAGGCTCTTGAAGTATCTGTCAAATCCGTTGCGTTTCTTCTTACTATTAAAAGACCTCTAAAAAGACCATTCTCTAACAAGTTTTGTTCAACTACAAAAGCTTCAGTTGCTATAGCTTGTATTGCATCAGCTTGGTTAGAGTAAGTAGCTTGTCCGTATTGGATTCTTACTAAGTTAGACTGAAAAATGTATATTCTTTGAATACTCCATTTAGTACCTGTCATTGCTGTTAATGTTCCACCATTGTCCCAAAAATTAGGGTCTACTACATTTGTATCTGATGACTCTGTTCCATCTTGAAGTCTATATCTTATATTACTTGGTGCAACTAAAGCATTTAAACTTAAAGTGTGAGGGTCTTTATTATTATTTATAAAATTACTCCCTTGTTTAAATACGTGTCCTGCACTTTTATTTATATTTAAATTTGCACCATTTGGGGAAAATGCATTTCCTGTAATATTAAAAAATCCTATACTTTCCATCAAATCAGAAAGTTGATTGTTAGGACTTAATGCTACTACAGGTTGATTGTTTACAGCATTTATGTTTGTTCTGTTTGAATGTATAACTACACCTAAAGGAATCCAATCTCTTTGTTGTTCGGGTTCAAATGGAATTCCGCTTTGTTGTAATACACCTGAAGAGTTTATCGCAATATAAGTTACATTCTGAGTTGCTATATTATTAACCGAATTAGCTAAAGATTGTGAAAACTCGACATAGGT